TATAGGAGGAAAAACCAGAAAAAATCATGAAGTAGCTAATAAACTCAACCGGCCATCATAATTGTCGTCAAAGCGGCCAAGATAATTGACGCGAGATACTTGTCGGTAGAGCCCACCGTCGCAGGCGCGCCGGGGGCGACGGCCGGCAGCAAGCGCAGTTCGCCTTCAATGGACTCGATGGTGACGTTGCGTTGCGAAATGGGCTCGGGTGCAAACAACCCCAGCTGGCCGACCCTGCCATAGGGGTTGGGCAGCATCTGGATGGCGGCCGACATCTCGGCCAGCGTGAAGCCGCCGGCGTCGAACGGATTGACGATCACGGTCATATCAAGACTCCTGAAAAGTGAGATCAAGCGACCGGACGAACCACGATACCGTGGGCAGCCAGTTGCTGGTGTTTGAGGGAAACGGCTGCGGCGTCCGTGATCGAGGCATCGAAAGCCAGCGCACGGTCGGCGACGATCACCCGGCCTCGGGCCAGGATTACTGCCTGGGTATCGGTGTCGCTGGCAGCGACCGGGTGCAGCAGCACGGCCGAGGCAATTTCGGAACCCTCGATACCTGTGGTCGAGGCGGCCGGCGAGAACGCATAGACGCCAGTAGCGGTGATGCGGCCAAGCACGGCACCCAGTGGATAGGCGCTACTGGCCTTCAGGGTGACTGTCTCGCGGGTGTAGTCCGGGTCGGACTCGCGCTTGACCAGATCACCGAGGGTCGAGGGAGAAATCAAAGGCGTGCTCATTTACGACCTCCATAGGCTTGGGCCGCTTTGACCAGGGGGCTGTCAGCGACGGATAGGGGTTTGGTTTGGGGTTGCTGCGGAGCCTCGGCAACGATGTCTTGCGCCACATCGCGCTCAGCGGCCTGCTTCAGCACCGACTGACGCAGTGCATCCGGGGTGACGCCACGGGCCAGGGCCTGGGCAGGATCAACCGTCACGCCGAGGCGTTTGGCCTGTGCGGCGATCTCGGTCAGCTCGGCAAGCTGGCGGCGCAGTCGCTGCTCCACTTGGGCAGTGATGGCCGCTTCATCGAGCGGCGGGGTTTGCGGTGACTGCGCCGGGGTCGGGCTTGAGTTCGGGGTCGAACCTTCCAGTGTGTCGTCCACCGGCGTAGCGGGGTTGTGATCATTCATGGAGATCTCCTTCGGGGATGGTTGGGATCGAGGGGGTGTGCGCGCCGCTGAAAGAGCGGCGGCTTTGTTGCGCAGGCTGCGGCTGGCACTCATGGCGAGCTGGCGTTGCAGGGCCGTGATCGCTTCAGCGCGGGTGCCGATCTGATCGGCAAGCCCCGCTTGGAGCGCGGCCTCACCGCGATAGACGCGGGCCTCGGTGTCACGAATCGCCTCGGGTGTGAGGCGGCGGATTCCGGCAACCAGCGCGATGAACTGGTCGTGCAGCTGCTCGATGTCGGCCTGGATGTCTGCGGCGACCGGTGCCGGCAGCGGTGCGTGCGGATGGCCATCGACCTTGTGAGCGCCAGCGTGCAGGAAGGTGTAGGACATTCCGGCTTTGGCGTCGGCCACCGATTCATCAACGTGGACGGCCACTACGCCGATGGAACCGACCTCGGCGGTGCGTGTGAGCCACAGTCGGTCAGCCGCACAGGCAATGGCGTAGGCGGCTGAGAGCGCGGCTTCATCGGCGATGGCCCATAGGGGTTTGCCGGAGGTCTGGGACAAGGCACGCAGATGCTGCGCCAGGTCGAACACGCCACCCGCCTCGCCGCCGCTGGAGTCAATCTCTAACAGCACGGCCTTCACCATGGGATCGGCAAAGGCTGCTTCGGCCATGGCCTCAATGTCGTGGTAGCTGGTGAGGCCACTGGCGGCACCAATATAGGAAGTGCGACGCACCAGGGTGCCGAACACCGGGATCACGGCGATGCCCTCAAGATTCTGGAGGCCACCGGTCATGCCGGTATCGACCGTGGCTGGCGGTGGCATGGCCAGGGTGTCGCCAGCGAGCTTTCTGGCGACCACCCCGAGGATCACTTCAAGTTTGGGGCGCGCAATCAGGAGCGGCGTCCCGTACAGGCGGGACGCCAGGTAAGGCAAATCGGTCATGGGAATTCCTCAATTCGAGGGCGGTGGCACAGGCTCACGCCCAAAGGAGAGCCCCAGGCTGTCTTCACGCCGGTGGTCGCCAGCGATTTCGGCATCGACCACAGCAGCGTCAAAGCCGCGTTCGGCAATCGCCTGGGTGCGGGACTTGAGCCCCGCCTCAATGGCGTTGATCTCCGCGCGGATGTCTTTGAGCGGATCAACCCAATCCCATCGCGGCGGCAACCAGCTGCAGTCCAGGTAGTCGGCGCGGCGTTGCTCGTAGTCCGGCAGGTCGAGCTGCCCCGAGAGCACCGCCGTGTCCATCCAGCGCGCCCACACCGCCCGGCACAGTTGAAACACCAGCACCGAATGCTGGAAGGCTTCGATCCGACGGCGAAACTCCAGGAGCGCCGCGCGGGTGTTCGAGTAGTTGGCCTTCAACATATCGGCCGACAGGTTCGCGTAGGGCAGCCCGAGGGCCGCTGCCACCTGCAAGAGCGTGCGGTACTGGAAGCTCTCGTAGTTGCCACCGACATCGGCCGGGGTCGAGAAGGTGATGTCCTCGCCGTCGTCCAGGATCTGGAGTTGCCCGGGTTCGAGCGGCAGCAGTGGCTCGCCCCGATCATCGGTTTCATTACCGTTGTCGAAGTCGCGCTCGGGCCGGCGCACGAAGCCGACGAACATCGCAGCGACCTTCTTGCGGTCGAGCTCAGCGTCGTCATACTGGTCGAGCAGAAACAGCTTTACCAGCGCCGGCGAGAAGCGCGACACACCGCGCAACTGCCCGGCATCGACCGGATCGACGATGTGCAGTACCGACTCGGCGGGCACCCGTACCGTCTCCCCGGTCAGGCCCGGATCGGTGATGTCGCCCGGGTGGCGGCGCAGGAAGTGGTAGGCCACGGGTCGGCCGATGCGGTCGAACTCGATGCCCTGGCGGATGCGGTGGCCGTTGTCGAGTGCCTGGTTGTGGTTCAAGGGCAGCATCTCGGCCGGCAGCATCTGCAACTGCAACGGAACCGACAGGCCATCCTCCGGACGACGTGGTCGAACACGGAAGAACACCTCTCCGGCGATGAACAGTTCCCGGGCGGCCCGGCGCTGCTGGCCGTAGAAATCGGTCAACCCCTCGGCATCGGACTCGTCGGTCCAGCGCAGCCACAGCCGTTGGACCCGGTCCTTGAGCACGGCAGCGGCAATGCCCGAGGAGGGTTTGATGCCGGTGCCCACTGCATTGCCCGCCCAGGACTCGACCGCGTTGGCGGCATAGCCGTTGTTGCGGATGAGATACCGGGCACGCGCGGTCATATCGGCACCGGCGGCCTGGATCAGCGTGTTGACGTGGGCACGGCTGGCAGCGAAGGTTTTGAGGCGGCGGGCGGACAGTCCGCCTTCGAAGCCGCCCACCATGGCACCGACTTTGCGGCGCAGGTTCTTGAGCATCCCCATCACAACCCCTTCCCGGCGTAAGCGCGGATGCGACGGGCGCGCGGGCGGCCTTCGGCTTGGGCGATCTCGCGGTCAAGGTCATGGAGGGCTGACTGCAGTTCGGCATCGGACTTGTAGGTCACCCACTTGTCGCCGGCCTTCACGGTGAGCACGCCATTGAAGCGCGCGGCCTGCAGGGCTTCGCGCTGGGCCTTGAGTTGTTCGAGGGTCATGGACAGCACTCCCGGCCAGCGGGACGCTGGCGGTATCAGAGGTAGTTGGAAGAAATGGCCATGCGCCGACGACGCGGGCTGGCGGTCATCGGAGTCGTCACTGGGCGTGGATCGTTTAGGGACTGACGGCTCGCCGGAATCGGCGGCAGCGCCTCGACCCGTTTGTTCAGGTTCAGTCCCATCGACAGCAGGCCGTGCAATGCCGCGTAGGCGTACACCCGGCAGTCCAGCGCTTCATTGCGCCGGCCATCGGGTTTCCACCAGAAACGCTGCGGGAAGCCCTTCACATACCGGGTCCGAATGCGCTCGGCGGTCAGCTGCTCGAAATACTGCGCATCCCGATCCAGCGGGAAGTGCATCGCGCCAGCACCAGCCTCGGACTTCTTGAGCCGGGCGTAAATCGCTTCCTTGGCCGCATCGACACCCACCGTGAACAGATTGACCTTGCCCTTGTTGGCTTTGCTCGGGCGCTTGGGCCAGATCGGGCGTTTACCCGAGCCGCCCTTGATCGCCCAGATGCGCTTTCGCTCGCGGCCCTTGCAGAAGGCGTAGGCGGCGAGCGTGTGGTGGCCGCCGGTGTCGAGGCACGCGGCTTCGATGGTCAGGCCATTGGCAAGGGTCTCGTGCTCGAAACGGTTTGACAGATAGGCATCCAGCTGCGACCAGGTGTCCGGCGCGGATGGGTCACCCCACAGCACCTTGTAGTCGACCGACCAGGATTCTTCATCCCGGCCCCATCCGACCACTTCCAGTTCGAGCCGGTCGTCCTGCACATCGATGCCGCAGGTCAGCAGTGCCACCTCGGCAGGGATGGCTGGTCCATAGAGCTCGCGGCGTTCCATCAAGCCTTCGGCGTCCAAGGTCTCGCCCTCGCGGTCTTCCCAGGTTTCGGCGAGCTTGGTGTTCACCCAGACCTTGAGCCGCACCGGGTCGTCCTTGGCGGAGTGGTGCTCCTGGGCGATCTCGCCCCAGGTCAACCACGGGCTGTACAGGCTGGAGAGGTGGAAGCCCACCGTCTTGCCATCGCCCTCGGCCTTAGCCGTCCAGCGACCGCTGGCCAACAGCGCCGGCTTGCGGTACTCGGGATGGATACCGTCGCAGGCTGGGCAGTGCCAGGCGGCGTCCGCCATCTTCCCGGTCGGCCACTTGATGTCGCGCCATTGGATCTGGCTGTGCGCCCCGCAGTGATCGCAAGGCACTTCGAAGACGCGCTGGTCCGACTCCAGGTAGGCCGCATCGATGCGCGAGAAGCCTTTGAGGGTCGGCGTTGAGCACAGATACACCTTGCGATTGACGAAGGTGGCGGCCCGCTGCACGGCGAGTGCCACCGGATCGCCTTCGCCATCGGCATCGCCCGGGTAGCCGTCCACTTCATCGAGAAAAAGGTAGCGCACCGGCATCGAGCGCAGACCAACCGCCGAATTGGCGCCGGTCATGATCAGCACGCCGCCGGGGAATTCCTTCATCAGCTGGGTGTTGCCGGAATCGCGTGACCGTGGGTCCTTCACCCGACTGGCGAGTTCGGGACTGGCCTCGATCAGCGCATCCACGCGTTGTTTGGAGACGCGCTTGGCGCCTTCCACCGTCGGCTGCACCAGCAGCATCGGGCCGGGGGCGTGGTGGATGACGTAGCCCAGCCAGTTCAATCCGGCTTCGGTCTTGCCGATTTGTGCCCCGGCCATCAGCACCACACGCTCCACGCGCGAGGTGGCCGACAGCGTTTCCATCACCGCCTTGAGATACGGCGTGCGGCTGGTCGACCAGCGCCCCGGCTCGGCAGAGGCCACCGAAGAGAGCATCCGGTGGCGGTTGGCCCAGTCATCGACGGTGAGGATGGGGTCGGGCTCCAGGCCCCGTTTCCAGGCCAATTCAACAGCCGATTCAGCAGTGTCGAACACAAGCCACTCCGATACGAAATAGATGGAATGAACGCTTGGCTTCAATCGGCAACAGCGCGTTCATACAGGCGTCATCAACAACATCCCCAGGAGTTTCAAGATGCGCAAAAACGCCGAAAAAACCACCCAGAAGATTGATCTGCTTCTCACCCAGATCGCTCTTGATCATCTTTTCATCGAGACATTGGCCACACGCAACAGCGATAGCCTGGACTTCCACGAGGTCAGCGTATGGGGAGTGAAAAGTGCCCTGATGGCTGCCTATGAGGCGGGGCAGCAAGCCGCGAAATCGGATTCATAAGGAAGCAGGAAACGATTTGCCTCACTCGCGAAAAGCAGGTTCATCACACCGTCATCCACCACCCCCAAGGAGCAACAAATGATCGCCACCAACCTGACCCCGGCACAGCACGCCATCCTGTCCAAGGCCATCAACACCAGTGCAGGCAAGATCGACTGGTTCCCCGACAACATCAAAGGCGGCGCGCGCAAGAAAGTGCTCGATGGGCTGTTCAACCGTGCCCTGATCACCACCGACGGCACCGACTGGTTCGTCGCCGCCGAGGGCTACGATGCCCTAGGCATGCCACGCCCGGTGGGGAACAAGAATGGCATCGGTCAATTCGAAGCCAATCTCGACCAGATCATCGCCAACGCAGAAGGCGCGCCAGTCGCCATGAGCGATCCCGAGTTGGAAGCCGCAGTAATCGCCGCCGAAGCAACGTGGGTCAAGCCGCGCACCCGCGACAACAGCAAGCAAGCCGAAGTGATTCAGATGCTGCAACGCCCCGAGGGCGCAACCATCAGCCAGATCTGCGCCGCCACCGGTTGGCAGGCGCACACAGTGCGCGGCACCTTCGCCGGAGCCTTCAAGAAAAAGCTGGGCCTGACCATCGTGTCGGACAAACCGCAAGGCGGCGAACGTGTGTACCGTATCGCCTGATCAGAAAGATCGAGAAAGAGGCCAAGCTGCGCTTGGCTTCATGCTTGAACAGCGCGTTCATGTAGGTGTCGTGATTGACGACGCCAAACAAGGACACTAGCCATGCGTACCATGACCATCAACATCGAACGTATCCCGCGCACTCTTCAGTTCGGCGATACCACCCTCCAGGTTGAGGAGCTGAGCGTTCGCCTGCCATTTGCCCGCAAGCCAGCCGATATCAGTGAGCTGGGGGGAAGCGATCCCCACACGATCTACGTCACCGAGACCAAGGAATTGACCACTGCCGAATTCGATGCTTTTGCAGGAAGCCTGCTTGCCTCACGCGACTGGCTGCGCGGCAAAGGGGGCGGTACCGGCGACGGTTACTTCTGCGTCGAGGTCACTGCACCTGGTCGGCCGTACCTGTACGTCAATCCAGAAGGTGGAGATTACGCCCGCTACGTGGCCCGTTTAGGCTGATCAAATTGATTGAGAACTAAGCCAAGACAAGCTTGGCTTCTCAATCGAACAGCGCGTTACTACGGATGTCGCAACGATCAACCCACAGGAGTAGCCACCATGACAAACAGCCACATCCCTGCCACCCAAAACGATACTTGGGGCTTTTGGGGAACGATGAACGAGCATGCCGCTGCCGCTTGGCCCTTGGCGATGAACGCCGTCTCAGAAGCCACTGGCCAGCCCCTCGACTCAGTTCGGATCTTCCTCGATAGCCGCCATGGCCGCCACTTTGCCGATGACGTGCAAAACGGCCTCTACGCCGGTGCCATCCTGGCCGACGCGATCAACGCTGCCACCCAACGTTGGATGGGGTGGACGATTGACCGCCAGACAGCCAAGCAGTACGGCATCCCCAAGGGCATGCCATACCTGACGGGCTTTGTGATTCACTGCGAGATCGCCGAAGAAATTTCCCCCGCCTGATTGAAGGCTACGCCATCTGCCTCGCGGGTGGCCTGCTGTCCAGTCCAATCCTGCCAGCGACGCACGATCACATCGGCGTACTTGGGATCAAGCTCGATCAGCCGTGCCTTGCGTCCTGCCTTCTCGGCCGCGATCAGCGTCGTGCCGGAACCGCCAAATGGATCGAGCACCACATCACCCGGTCGGCTGGAATTGCGGATCGCCCGCTCGACCAGCTCCACGGGCTTCATCGTCGGATGCAGATCGTTGACGCGCGGCTTGTTGAAGTGCCAGACGTCCCCCTGGTCGCGGTCGCCACACCAGTGGCGCGTTGCGCCCTCGGGCCAGCCGTACAGGATGGGTTCGTACTGGCGCTGGTAGTCCGAGCGCCCCAGCGTGAAGGTGTTCTTGGCCCAGATGATGAAGGTCGACCACTTGCCGCCGGCCGCACGAAAGGCGGACTGCAGGGTGTCTAGTTCCGATGAGGACATCGCCACGTAGACCGCGCCATTGCATCGGGCCAGCGCGGGCTTGAATGCCGCCAGCAGGAAGTCCTGAAATCCGTCGCCGAGGTTGTCGTTCAGGATCGGGCGGTTGGTGCCGCGCAGCTTGTCCTTGGCCGTGTTGGCATAGTCCACGTTGTACGGCGGATCTTGGAAGATCATCGCCACCCGCTCGTTGCCGAGCAGCGTGTCGTAGCTCGCGGCATCGGTGCTGTCGCCACAGAGCAAGCGGTGCTGGCCCATGATCCAGACGTCGCCCGGTTTTGAGACCGGCGTGACCGGAACCTCAGGGGCAGCATCCTCGTCGGTGTTGCCCTCGGTGGTGCTTTCCTCACCGGCCATGATCTCCAGCAACTCCTCGGCATCGAAGCCAGTGAGCGCGAGATCGAAGTCGGCCTCCTGCAGATCGGCCAGCTCCAGACGCAACAGTTCCTCGTCCCATCCGGCGTTCTCGGCGATCTTGTTGTCAGCGATCACCAGAGCCCGACGCTGGGTCGGGGTGAGATGCTCCAGCACCACCACCGGCACGCTAGCCAACCCCAGCTTGCGCGCCGCCGCCAAACGCCCGTGACCGGCCACGATCACGCCGTCCGACCCGGCCAGGATTGGCGCAGTGAAGCCGAACTCGGCGATGCTCGCTGCGATCTGGGCGATTTGGGCCTCGGAGTGGGTGCGGGCATTTCGGATATAGGGCAACAGGCGCTCGATGGGCCAATGCTCCAGTTTGTCAGCGAGCCAGGCTTGCATCGGTGTTCTCCAGTCGTTCTGATTCGACCTCGGCAAAGGTCTTTCCGGTGGCCAGCAAGGTCACCGGGATGTCGGGATGGTTTTGTTGGAAGCGCTTGACCGCCACGTCGGTGTAGGACGGGGCCAGTTCGATGGCGCGGGCCACGCGATTCGTCTTCTGCGCGGCCAGGATCGTTGTGCCGGAGCCGCCGAAGGGTTCGAAGACGATGTCACCCGGGTCCGAGTACGCGAGCAAGATGTGCTCGGGCAGCGCCACCGGAAACACCGCTGGATGATCAATGTCCCGGCCGATCTTGCCCTTATGGCGCATCACCCGGATCACCGAGTCAGGGATGCGATAGTCCTGGGTAGGCTGCCCGGCATGGGTCCAGCCACCGACTTCACCATCCTTGCCGCGCATCGCGGTCGATGATCCGTCAGCGCGCAGGTGCGAGTCCTGACCAGCGTGTTTGCACGGCACGATCTTGTGGGGCTTGCGGCTTTCGCGGTTGAAGTGAAAGACGAACTCGAAGCTCGGCGCCAGGCGTCCGGCCCAGTCCCCAGGCATCCCGGGCCCCTGGTCCCAGACGTACCAGCCAAAGCGTCGCCAGCCTTGGGTTCGCATCCAGCCGATCCAGCCATCCCAGTACGGGATCACTTCGTTGTCGCGGTGGATCAGACCCAGATTCACCAGCACCTGGCCGTCGCCTGCCATCGGCAGGTTGGCGAAGACCCCGCGCATCAGCGCATCCCAGTCGGCGATGCCTTGCGTGTAGTTGCGCTGCTGGCCGTAGGGCGGGCTGGTGAAGCACAGGCGGGCCTGGTCATCGGCCATCAGCGCAGCGACCACGGCCGGATCGGTCGAGTCGCCGCAGATCAGGCGGTGGGTGCCCAGTTGCCAGATGTCACCCGGCTGGCTGACCGGGGTGGCCGGCGCATCCGGGATATCCTCATCTTCGGGTTCGGCAATGGGCGCAGCCTCATCGGCACGTTCGGCATCTTCGATATCGCCGAGCAGGTCGGCCAATTCGTCGTCACTGAATCCGGTCAATGCCAGATCGAAGCCCGCCGCTGACAGGTCAGCCAACTCGACGGCGAGCAGTTCCTGATCCCATCCGGCCTGCAGCGCCAGCTGGTTATCGGCCAGGATATAGGCGCGACGCTGGGTGGGCGTCAGGTGGTCGAGCACCACCACGGGCACGGCGTCCAGATGGAGCTTTCTGGCGGCGGCTAATCGACCGTGTCCGGCAAGAATTCCGCCGTCTTCCGACACCAAGAGTGGTGCGGTAAAGCCGAACTCGATGATGCTGGCGGCAATCTGTGCCACCTGCGTGTCGGAGTGGGTACGGGCGTTTCGGGCGTAAGGGATCAGGCGATCCAGTGGCCACATCTCGATGCGGTTGGCCATGGCGGGGGTGACAGTCATCGGGAGAGTTCCTCCAGGGCTTCGCGGATCGCCTCCATCAGCAGGTCTTCCACCAAGCGCTGATCGGGTTGAACGACCACGGCCGCCACGATCTGCGGGGCGACCTTGCGGGGAATCTGCTGGATGCGGTCACGCAGCAGCCGCGCGAGATTGAAGTGCTTGACCTTCACCTCATCGGCATTGAGCAGCTTGCCTGTGCGTTCTTCGAATTCGAGTTTGGCCAGGCGCGCAGCATAGGCCTCGCGGATGGCGCGGCTGGTCTGGTAATCGGGCGCAGCAGTTCGGGTTTCCAGGGGTGCTTGTATCTCACGACTGGAAACCGGTGTGGAAACCGCTGGGGTTGCCACCTTGTGCGTCAGCTTGCTGGCACCCGCGTCCAGACTTTGCGACGGCAGCGTGTTGCGCTCCCATTGTGTGTCGGCCTTGGCCGGGTCAATGGTGCCGTCAGGTTCTTTGCTGATGCGCCCGGCCTTGATGGCCTTGGCCACAGCGGTGTGGCTCACGCCACGGTGTTGGGCATAGGCCCGGATGGACAGTCCCATCGCATTCCTCCGGGCCGGGCGGTCATTCAAGTGGAAGTCGGCTGGATCGCGGGGGTCTCCTGTGCGTGTAAACCAAGGTGGAAACTGGCAACCTGTTTGCAGCTCTGACGCTAGGCAAGCGTCGCGCTGCGCGCGGCCCCCGCGTTTCAGATGGCCCGGGAGGACCCGTCAGATGTGTCAGGTGCGTCAGCTCGCCCGGGTCAGTTCCTCGCGCAGCGCCCGTTCCATCTGCCGCTGGTACTCACGCAGCGCCACGCTGCGCACTGTGTCGGCCATGCCAAAGCGCGGCTCGACCTTCTGCTGACGCCGCAGCAGGTACAAGGCCACGATGCGCTTCTCGTCCCGGCGTTCGAATACGCTGCCTGCACGGTAGAACACGTTCTTCTTCGCCATCACCTGGCCCGGCCACTGGCTCTTGGGGATGACGCGGGTCTGGGCGGTCTGAGCCATCGGCCCGACAGGAATCGCCAGCTTGCCGCTCTTGGTGCCACCGGTTTCTTGCAATGCCATGAAGCGGTCGCGCGACCAGACCTCAGCCATCAGGGTGCGCGGCTTGGCCGGCGTCACGCCAATTCCCCGGCTGATCCACGGCCGACGCAGGTTGAATCGCTCAGGCAGACCGTCACGCACCGCGTCGCGGGCGTCGAAGGCGGTTCGGGTCAGCGCCTTGGCGGCGGCATCCGGGATGCGCTTGGCAGCAACGTCCGATAGGTACTCGGTCGCCTTGGCCACATCGGTGGTGAAATCAAGTTTCAGCATCAGCGTACTTCCGGCGGCGAGTGCTTGTAGGGGCCTCGGTAGCAGGTTCGGCAGCAATTCCTGCCTGCTGCGCCAGGATCTGTTCAGCAGTGGCAGCATCGACCTCGACTGCAAGTCCTGGGGCGAACGAGCGCGAGCCGCAGTCACCGGTGATGACCACCGGACGGGTGATGAGCAGTTTCATGGGGGATTCTCCAGCGCTGGGCACATTGGCGAACGCCAGGCCCAGAAACGATAACGCCCACCAAAGTCTCCCCGGTGGGCGCATTTCTCAGCAGTACGGGATCACTGTACCTTGTGGTGTGACACGCTCCAAGAGTCTCCACGGTCCACGTTTTTGCATCTCACCGCACGAGCCCGTAATGCTTTGCTAATACCCCTAACGATGCGACCAGAATTCCCCTGGCTTCGTCGGCTCGCAGCGGTGATCCGTTCCAGCCTTGCCGCAGCGCCCATTCGCGAACGGACATCCCAAGGCCAACTACGAACCACAGCGCTGCGCCGCCGGGGCTCGATGGTCCGCCAATCACGTCCAGGGTTTTGCCGATGCGTCGGTGAGCGAATGCGCAGCGATCAGTCATGGAGTCGGGTGTGCGAGGCCCTTGATCAACTTTGATCAGTGACGGCGCCTTGATGCCCGAGAGCTGCGCTGCGTAAAACTCCTCCTCAAACATGCGACCCGCATCGTGCATCTGGACGGTGATGGTTTGATTGCGAAGCATGATCGCCAGTGAGTCGACGCATCGGAAATGCTCGACCAATTGCTCCTCGTCATCCGATTCACGGACAAACTCGGCGATCGAACCGTCAGGTCGCACAATGCAATCGCCCAGTCTTGGTTTATTTGATCTGACCTTTTTGCGCTTGCTCATTTGAGGTCTCCGTTCTTGTTCGACTCTTTGCGTTGCCCGTACATCCGTACCGCGATAGCAGTAAGAAACTCGCGGTCCCATGCATCGCGAATCTCCTCAAGCGGAATCACGACAACGCCCTGTTTGTGCCAGGCAGCGGCACGCATCGCTGCGAGCTCCTCTGGACTGGCCGGAGATTGAGGGGTGATCTTTCCGAGGGTGCAGGGAATTGAAGGTGTGCTCATTCGCATGACTCACCCCCTTGCACAATCGCCCAGTCCAGCAGTGCCAGCGCATCGGCGTGGTTGTCGTCGAGCGCTTCGAAGCCGCGCGTCTTGGCAGCAGCAATCATCTCGGCCTTGCTTGCGTTACCTTTGCCGGTCGCGTGCTTCTTGATCGTGCCGACCGGCACGCCCTGGTAAGGGATCTGGTGGTGCTCGCACCATGCAGTCAGGTGCGCCATGAATCCGCCATAAGCGTGTATTAGACGACAATTAACCTGTCCGGTTCGACGACAATTATCTTGACCGGTTGAGTGAAAGTATCAGTATGAGTTCTTTTCTATATAAGGAGAAAGAACTTGCCTGGAAAACA